ACCAACAATGGTTTCTACCTTTAAAAAGAAATAAAACTCTTGACTTTGAGAGAGAAAATGATTAGATTAACTGATATTCTTTGCGAAGATTGCTGGGACGGATACAAGCAAGTTGGTATGAAGGAAAAGAACGGTAAGATGGTTCCCAACTGCGTTCCAGTAGAAGAACTTTATCATCGTCCAGAAAGTGATGTTACATCGGATAGTGATTTCAAGCCAGACCAAGATAATGAACGTGACCAATTCGGCTCGGAAACACACGTTCCAGGTCACGAAGATGAAATAAACGATGGTGAATACTGCACAGAATGTCTTATTGAAGTTCTTGAAGGATTACACGAAAATCAACTCGGTGAAGCAGAATATCAAGGTCGTAAAGTTTCTCTCGGTAAGATTATGAGAGGTGATGTAAAGAAGTTTAAAGTGTTCGTTAAAGACCCAAAGAGTGGAAATATCAAGAAAGTAAATTTTGGTCATGGTGGAACGTCAGCAAAACGCCGTGGTGAAAAGACAATGAAGATTAAAAAGAATATTCCTTCTCGTCGTAAGTCGTTTCGTGCAAGACATAATTGCGATAACCCAGGTCCAAGAACAAAAGCTCGTTACTGGGCATGTCGTACCTGGTAAAAATAATATAGGGAGAAAAAGCATGATTAAACTTACAGATCTAATCACAGAAGCAGGTAAGGAAAATCGCATTAACTCAATGCGTTTGGTCGCATTACTTGAAAAGTTAGCACCAACTCTCAAAGCAACACAAGAAGAAAAGTTGGCAAAGTTAACTGCAGAATTATTGGAAGGTATCACGAAGGTCAACGAAATGCCATATAACTACAATACTATGTCGCAATGGCATATGACCGAATTGGCAACCGTAGTAATGCCAGCTCGTGATTTACGTGAAGCACTAAATAGTCTATTGAAAAAACCAGCTAAGGGATTAGATACACACGTTGTTGAAATGGTTGTCAAGTCAATAGACGAATTGTATATCTACTAACAAGTTGAGGGGTTATGGCTGATAACAGCATATTTGGACGGTTAAAAAAACTTTTTTCTAGTAACACAGTAGTTCGTAATGTTGGTGGAAAAAGACTTAAAGTAGCCGACACAGACAATATTCAAGCGTTCATTAACAGACGCGGTATTGATAGATACCACCGCGTCTATTCGTCTATGACGGGTGGATATGGTTCTGCACACGGACGATATGAAGCAGCGGCAGCATTCCAAGGTTCCCGTTTGCAATTGTTCCGTGACTATGATATGATGGATAATGACCCAATCATTTCATCAGTAATGGACATTTATGCTGATGAGTCATCGGTCAAGGATGAATTTGGTAATATCTTAACTATTCATTCTAAAAACACACAAATTCAAGAAGTTCTCCATAACTTGTTCTACGATGTATTGAACGTCGAGTTCAATCTCTGGCCATGGATTCGTAATATGGTAAAGTATGGAGACTTTTTCTTATACCTAGATATTGACCCAGAATATGGTGTGGTCAACGTTCTTCCGTTATCAGTTTACGAAACCATCCGTATTGAAGGACAAGACCCAGGTAATCCATTCTCGGTCAAATTTAAGATTGAAAATGATTTCTTAGCATTGGGTAAGACAGAGTTTGATAACTACGAAATAGCCCACTTCCGTCTCCTTTCCGATACCAACTTCCTTCCATATGGTAAGGCAATGATTGAAGGCGGTCGCCGTGTCTGGAAGCAACTTCAATTAATGGAAGATGCGATGTTAATTCATCGTATCATGCGTGCAGCAGATAAGCGTAAGATTTTGGTAGACATTGGTAATATTCCACCAGCAGAAATTGATACATTCATGCAACGTATCATTGACCGCATGAAGAAAACCCCAATTGTTGACCCACAAACTGGTGATTACAATCTTCGATATAATATGCAAAACATTACAGAAGATTTTTATCTTCCTGTTCGTGGCAAGGACTCTGGAACAGACATCCAAAATCTTCCAGGTCTCCAATTTAACGCTATTGAAGATATTGAATACCTCCGTAATAAGTTGATGGCAGCATTTAAGGTACCTAAAGCATTCTTGGGGTACGAAGAAGATTTGAGTGGTAAAGCAACGTTGGCAGCACAAGACGTTCGATTCGCACGTACTATTGAACGTATCCAACGTATTATGGTGTCGGAACTTACCAAGATTGCAATTGCTCACTTATACGTTCAAGGATTTAAGGACGAAGATTTAATTGATTTTGAACTATCACTCACCAACCCATCAGTTGTTTACGAACAAGAAAAGTTGAACTTGTGGAAGGAAAAGATTGGTGTTGCGGAATCTATTATGAACAGTAAGATGTTATCACAAGAATGGATTTACCATAACATCCTTGAATTGTCTGATGATGAAATTACCGAAGAACGTAAGAAAATTGCAGAAGATGTTAAGCGTATGGCAGAATTGACGGCTGTGGAACAACAAGCTGGACAACCACAACAACCTGGTGCTCCTGAAGCAGTACCTGGTGAAGAACAGGCACCAGAAGGGGAACCATTAAGTCAAGACCAAGAAGAACAACAACTTGATGATATGGATTCTATCCTAGCATCATTAAAACCAGACGAAGAAGGTGAAAGTGAATTGGAGGGGGAACCTTTACCTGATGAAGAATTAGAAGAAGGTACTATGGGTCGTCCAAAGGTTGGTCAAAAGTACGGTCAAGACAGTCATCCACGAGGCCGTGACCCACTCGGACACAAAGAAAACATGGGTTCGTTGACTGTAAGAAAGCAACGAAACGATAAGAGAAAGTCACCACTTGCACTGACCAAAGAAGTTCAAGCATTAATGGCAAGTTTGAACAAACCAAGCAAGAAAGTCTTGATGGAAAACCAAGAAGCAACGGGTTCTCTGTTAGACGAAAGTAATATTCTGGACCTCGAAAACTAAAGTCTTATTAATATTCGTTATATTTAATATATGACGGTATACTGTCACTAAAATGGGATGTTTATGAAAGCAAACGTCAAGCATAACAAAATACGGAATACGGGCATACTATTTGAACTATTAGTCCGTAAAATAACCTCAGACGCATTGGATAATCGTAGTAATGATACTGCGGTGAAACTAATGAAGGAATATTTCAATTCCAAAACCGAACTCGGTAAGGAATTGATATTGTATCGTTCGTTCTTCAATGCACAACAACTCAGTGAAACTAAAGCATTTGAACTTATCAATGTACTTGTATCACAACGTAAAAAGTTAAACGAAGTGGCATTAAACACACAAAAATATAAGTTAATTCGTGAAATCAAAAACAACTACGATTTAAAAGAATTTTTAAATGCCCGTATTCCGTCTTACAAAGTTTATGCTTCTGTATATAAGGTGTTTGATAGCGCAGTGAACGAAATTCAAGATTTCAATGAAATTGAAGGAATGGTAGAAGCTAAATTCACCATTGTTGAACATTTAAGTGGTAAGATTATCAGTAAGGAAATTAAGAACGACACCGCACTTTATGAAGCGGTAAAGGGTCAAGAAGAAGATTTACGTTTATTGACCTACAAAATTTTAATGGAAAAGTTCAATCAAAAGTATGTTGATTTAAATGATCGTCAAAAGAACTTACTTCGTGAATATATCTACAACGTCTCAAACTCAGCAGTACTTCGCACATACGCAGTCGATATGGCAAAGGAACTAATCGCTGAAATCAAGACAAAGACTAGTAAGTTAGACAACAAGATTACCAAGATTAAGTTGGCAGAAGTTGTTTCACAATTAGAGAAGATTAAAACGGTGCAGGTCATTAAAGAAAATCATATGACTGCATTATTAATTGCCTTAGAAATTACTAAGACATTAGACACTTTGAAGAGTTAATTATGGATAAGCACCAACAACTTCGTGAACGTGTTAGACAAATTATCAAGAAAAAGCTTGATGAAATGAGTACAACCGCAAGTGTTGCTGGATACTTAACTCCATATTCTTTTCGTGGTAATAAGCCAAAAAGTGTAGCACGATCAAAGAGTATCGCTACTTCAACCACTGGTTTCAAATTAACCCCAAAAGGTGAGGAAGAAGCAAATCGTCCAGCAGACAAGATGGAAATTGTTAAGAAAGAATTAAACGAAAACAAGTACTACGAATATAAGAACGACACATCTAAAACACCACATAGAAAAATTGCAGAAGCTATTTCTCAACTTAATAGAAACTTACAAGAAGTCGAACGTGTGATTAGAATGAATAGTCGTTTAAAGACAGAATCAGGCATCGCAAGTGAACAACTATGGAAGCGTACACAACAAGGATTATTGAAGTTAGAATCAAGACTTCTTGGACTTGCAACACGCATCCGTGAAATCCGTGGGCAATAATATGCAAACATTACTCGTAGAATATAATGTCATTTCCTATGACACTAACTTATTAAAGGAAGCAGCCGACATCAGTAAACCATTGATGTTAAAAGATGTCCTATTACAACGTGCAGAAATGAAGAATCAAAATGGTCGTGTATATCCAAAGGAAATTTTAGCACGTGAAGCAATGGTATACAAGAATAACTTTGTGACACAACGCCGTGCACTTGGTGAACTCGACCATCCAGAAAGTCCTGTCGTTAACTTAAAAAACGTCTGTTGCAACGTCACCGAACTCTGGTTCGAAGGTGATGATGTCAAGGGCAATATTGAAATTTTATCTACCCCATCAGGCAATATCGTTCGTGAACTTATCAAGAACAATATTCGATTGGGTGTTTCATCCCGTGGTATGGGATCAGTCAAACCAATCGGTGAAAACACCGTAGAAGTTGGTGATGACTTCTCACTTATCTGCTTTGATATTGTTAGTAACCCAAGCACTCACGGAGCATTTATTAACGAAAACACGGGTGGTCAAATTATCACCCCCTATAGTCGTATTGATACATTGATATATGACTTTTTAGGTGAACTAAAGTAAGGAGTTTTTTATGACAACATTTTTAGTAGTAGTATTCGTATTAGCAGTTGTAATTTATTTTGTTAATCGTAAGGTAATGGAAGCCCCAGCACCTTTGTTAAAGGCAACCAAGAAGGTTGAAGCAGTTGCAGTTAAGGTTGTTGATGTCAACGGTGATGGTAAGGTTGACCTCAAAGACGCAGTTGCAGCCGTTAAGGCAGTAGAAGCAACTGGTAAAAAGGTTGTTAAGAAGGCAAAAAAGATAACAACAAAGAAAAAGACCAAGTAATTTTCTATGCGACTTAAAGCTTTACTAAATGAAAATATCACAAATGAATTTGTAAAGTTCGTCGCAAAAGAGCTACAACTTCAATCACTACCTGCCAATATTAAATTTGTGGGTAGTGATTATTCTAAAGAAAATTTAACCTTTGGAACCTATAATCCACAAACTGACGAAATTATTATCGTAAAAGGTAATCGTCATATTGCGGATGTATTACGAACCTTGGCTCACGAGATGGTGCATCACAAACAACGAACCAGTAATCAAGAGTTGAATGGTGAAGATGGGTCAAACACAGAAAACGAAGCAAATGCAAAAGCAGGTGAATTAATGCGTAAGTTTAGATACTTACGACCAGAAATGTACGTGGAGAGATAAATGCCATCAGTTAGTAAAGCACAACAAAAATTATTTGGTATTGTTAGAGCTATCCAAACTGGACGAGCAAAAGCAAGTGATTTTAGTCCAACCGCAAGAAAGTTAGCACAGACTGTGGCAAAAGGTAGTGTAGAAAAGTATGCATCTACTCCACACGATAAACTACCAAAGAAAAAAGACGAAGTTGCGGGAGCAATTCCTGTATCTGATTTTCCTGTTGCATCTAATGATACGACTCCAACCGTATCAAATGACCCACACTTGGTCACTACCGACGAAGATTATAGTACCAAACAAAGTAAGATTTTAAGTATCGTTAAGGACAAACATCCAGCAGAAATTGATGGAACCTTGATTGATGTTTATACCGCAGCATTATTAACAAAGGTTCTGCACAAACTGTCCCCAGATAACAGAAAGAAGATGTTAACTCTTCCTATGGAAAAGATGGTGGCAACAGCATACAAACTGGTTACTCGTTAATTAAACTCATAGCGGACGAGCATATGCTTATCCGCTATTTTTTATTTAGGAGATAGTTATGGCAGAAGAAACCAAGATAGAAGAAGGTAGTAAGTTCCAAGAAATGTTGTTTAAGATGATGACTCGTCGTTGGAATATTACTGCAATTATTCTTATCACATTTATGATGATTGTTGCGGGTATTACAATGGCAGTATACAATCAAACACCAATCGATGGTGAATGGAAAGAACTTCTCCTTCTTATGCTCGGTGCGTTTATCGGTTCATACGGTAAGATTATTGACTACTGGTTCTCAGATACCGACAAGGACAAGATGTTAGTACAAAAGATGGACGAAGAAGATGGGTCAGCGATGTCTAATACTCTTGGTGGTTAATGGCTAAAACAGCCTACATTACCGACTTTGACGACACCCTTGTGCATACAGATGCAAGGGTTGTTGTCGTTGATAAAGATGGTAAGCGTAGAGAACTCAGTCCAGCAGAATATGCAGCATATGAAAAACAACCTGGTGATGAGTTTGATTACTCAGAGTTTGAGAACTTAAAAAATCCTCGACCTATCAAAAAATATGTGGATTTATTAAAGAAAGTAATTGACCAAAAGAAAGCAGATAAGGTTGTGGTATTAACAGCACGTGGTCATACAAAACCTATCGCACAATTTTTACAATCACAAGGTATCACATCAGGAGTTACGATTGCAGCATTAGGTGATAGTGATCCGATGGAAAAGGCACGATACATAGAACAACACATTAAAGATGGATATACTCGTGTCGCATTTGTAGATGATGCACCAAAGAATGTGGAAGCTGTCAAAACACTTATAGACAAATATCCACAAGCAAAGTTGGTGGTTCAACAAGTTAAAGAAAAGGACACACCAAGAACGGGTGCAACACCAACGAAACAAACCAGATTAAAAGATTTATTAACACATAAGATTAAGAACCCACAAACGGGTAGAGAGATTCTTGTTAAAAGCGCATTAGGATATAGCAAAGAATCTCCAGTACGAAGAGCAGCAATGAATTATATCTCAAAAAATGTAAAATAAGGAGGTTGTATGTACGTTGAAGTACGTGGAGACAGCATGAGTGATTTAGATAGAGCACTCCGTCAGTTCTCTAAAATGGTTAAAAAGGCAGAAATTGTTAATGAAGTTAAACGCCGTGAGTTTTATGTAAAACGGTCAAAGAAAAAGATATTGAAACAACAAGAAGCACTTCGTCGTAGAATCAGGGAAGAAAAGAAGGTAGAAAAGAAAAAAAACTCGGAGTGGTAAAAAATAGTGTTTTTTGTAAATCAACTAATATATATTATATAGATTACACCTCTTTTGGGGTGTCTATGCTTTTGTATTTACAACCATATAATAGTTTGAATAACTATTGAAATTAAACGAGAGGCACGATATGGCAGAAATTACGAACGAACTTTTAAAGCAAGCTATTGCAGACGCAGAAGCTGT